AGCCAAACCAAACACAGCTAGTATTACACCTGCAAATAGTAATGCGTCTATGTATCTTTGTTCCATTTGTTGCCCCTGTCTTGACTTAGTGTTTTTTTTCTACTATCTTTCTTGCTTCTTCCATATCATCTCTGTTATGAAAGTTTGACGCTTTGTTAAGTAAATCTTGTGAAATTGAGAGTCTCAAGACTTGCTCTAGCTTGTATACGTCTTGTGGTTTCATTCGCCCCCCTTTCTTGTGTCTTATTGTCGCATAAACAACGCTAATAACACCAGAAACACACCTACAAATACCACAATTGTTTCCATCATTTGACTCCCATAATTTTTGAGCATTGTGGAAATGCTCTACTAAATCCTTGCTTTGATACAAGCATCTGTGCGCGTTTATATTGTTCACGCACAGAAGCTCGTGCTGGGTCGCCAGACCCACCTACCCATTCCCAAGAGCGTTTATCGAATTGAAACAAGCCCCTATACTTGCCTGTTCGATTTACTGCTTCTGGGTTTAATGACGACTCACAAACGGCTATTTTCCGATAGTCGCTTGGTAGCAGCTCAACGTCATCAAAATATGGGTTCATTAAAAGTATCTCTAAAATTGGCTTGTCTTCCAATCTGCAGCTGCCGTTTCAGCCTGTTCGTGGCTTGACGGAAGTCTAGAAGCGTTTAACCAAGCACTAAGGTTATCTGCCAATTGTTGTTGATTGTCTAATTGGTTTTTAACGATTGTGTATGGTGCGAATTCTAGCTTAGAAAACTCTTGCTCCTTACTTAGGAATTGCAGATATTTCAAGAGTTTCTCTTTGTCCCAATCAGTATAGATACGTTTACAAAGACTATGCAAGAAGTTTATTTGCTTTTCTGTAGCGACTCTATAAGACCCAAAATAGCCCATTTCTAAGCCTTGCCCTTGTCCTGATATAGGCGCAGGGGTTTCGGGGCTAATTTTGCCTTTATTTTGGCTTAAATCGGTATCTGGTGGGGTTTGCCAAGGGTCGTTTTCTGGGTTCACGTTACGTTGTACTTCCTCTCTTGATGCAATACCTTTTGTAACAGCAATTCCAAGAGCTGCAATAGCACGACCCCAAGCTGAGGTTTCTAAGGTCATCATTTCAGCCCCTTTAGCAAAACCTCTAGCTGGTACACGTTCCCAAGCCCAGCCACTTGCATAAGCCATTTTGCTGCGTTCAGGGTAAGCAAACGCTTCACCATAAATATATGTTTCACCGTTAAATTCCAGTACACCTCTGTATTGAAAATGCAAAGTGCCCTCGGGAAATTTGGCATAAAACATTTGAATCCTGTCTTTTACTTCAATATAATCTTTCAAATAATCCATTTAGTTCACTCCTATAAATAGCCCGTAAAATTCTTGCAATTGTTCCATTTTGTTTATGCAATCACATTTCTCAAAGATGCACCTTGTTCTATGGTAATAATCCATAGTGTGGTAAGCGTGCGCTAAAAGCTGTGATATTGGGTAAAACTGTTTATCTAGCAAAATGCCCCTTTCGTTAAAGAAAGGTTAAGGCTTACCTGTGTCAAAACACGGCATTGAATTATAACAATTTGATAACGGCTTTAACGCCAGAGTTCGCCCTCAGCTATGAAAGAACCATCTTTATTGAAAGACACTAGCTCAGGTTTAACTACCCCATCTTGCTCGTATACGATTCCAAAACCTGCCGACCAATTGGCTATAGATTCTTTTAGATAACTCATTTTTTTGACATCACAAAGGTGACCAACTTCTACACCTGTTATTGTTGTTTGATTTGAACCATAGCCGTATGTTTGTCTTAAAATTCCTTGGCGATGGGTATGCGAGCAGATAACCGATTTATTTGTTTTCATCGCTAAATTAAGAGCTGTTGCGCCTGCTTGGCTAAAAAGTCTATTTTCATCGCCGTGTGCCAAAAGCCAACCTTTAGTAAATTCTTTTAATGACCTGTTATAAGTTATGTTTATTTCTTTATCGTTATAACCTAAAAGGTTTTCTATTTTGATTGCGTCAATGCAAGAGAAGCCGGGGGCAAATTTTGATATGTAGCGTTCAATTCTAGCTGTGTGGTTACTGCGTTGCATAATGAAAGGCTTACTGCGTCCAATAGCACTACGGAATTCTTTGAGCAAGCCTTTCAAACCTATTATATTCTTTTGTAATGAACCCTCAAATTCTAGGGCTGTTCCACGCGCATAAGTTGATATTGTTTGACAATCAAGCTCATCACCTACACAAAGTAATTTATCTGGTTTAACGTAATTTATGTAATCTAAAAGACTTTCAACGTAACACTTTTTAATAAAAGGATATTGCAAATCTGAGATAACAACGTAACGCTTAATACGTTACCTCTTTCGTTTAGGCTTACCTAACTGTGTGTTAATACTATCTATAGTACTACGAATTTTTGTTACCTCAATCTGTAGGCGTGTCACTTTATCGTTTAATGATGACCCACCATTAGGAAACAATTGTGATTTCATTTTAGTTATTTCAACTGTTGCTTTAACAACTAAAATAAGTACTGTTATAAGTAACCCAATGATGCCTACAAGTTCGTTAATCATTGACCATCAAACCACTCTGGGTCATAAAAATCATCATCTTCATCTTCATCAGGCGACATAGTAAATTGGTACTTTTCAGCAGCAAAGTTGATAATGCCAAATACTGAATGTTGTGGCATATCTTGATTAGCAACAATCTTTATAGTTTTCTTTTTGCCGTCAAATAATTCTAAGCAAGCAACAAAGCCTGTGATAAGTTTGCCGTCTTCGTGAGCTGTATTTATTACGCGCACAAGTTCTGCTGCCATTACGTCTGGTAGTTCTATTGTTTGCTTTTTAGCTTTAGGTTTGCTCATATACCAAATACCTTTCCGTTTAAGTCCCCAGCTTTAGTAAAGGATATATGCAGATGTGATACGTGAGGGTTAGAGCCTTTGTAGACACGCCAAGCCCAATTTTGGCGTGGTGAGGCTATTCGGTGTTGGTGAATAATGTAACTTATTCTTTTGTCGCCTTTAAATGCTATCATTTTGATATTCTCGGCTAGTAGCCACGATTCTTTAGATGAGCCTTTTACAAGGTCTGCGTCAATATCTATAGCACGCACCCACCCGTTTTTATCTGCGTTATGGTCTGATTTACGTGCGCTGTGTGCTGTGTCGCCTATCCAGCCGTCTGAGCGTTTATCTCGCTTAGGATACTTGGCGTTTATTTCTGAGCGTAATTGCTCAGCTGCTTTACTTAGTCTTGGCTTTGGCATTAGGGTTCATAGCTCCCATTGAAGCAGCTACGACAGCACCTAATACAGCTCTGTAATCAAGGGCAAAGTCTGTTGCTTGCCAAGCTGCTAGAAAAGCAATTGCAGCTAAAGAAAATTGTTTGTGGTTAAAGGATTGCATTTAGTTCTGCCTCTGTGAGTCCTGCTACTTCTGCAAGTTTTTTAATGGCATCTTCTCTTGCCTTTTGCTTAGCCTTATACTCCGTTTCAACTAATTGAAATGCGACATTGTCTGCTTCGCGCTGTGCAATAAATGCTTCTTTATCTGCACCAGTTAATTCAATAACTGTATCACCATCACCTATTGTTATTTTATTCGTTGTAGCCATACACGCTCACTTGTCCTGTCATAGTTCCTACACTACTAATAAAATCAATTGAATCATAAGAAATACTTTGTCCGTGTTGAACTACAAGTGAAATTAAGTCACCACCAGAAGTTGAAAAACCATTTAAAAAACCCATAGTTTGGTTTGCAACTTGTGGTCCTGTTATATCAAAAATAATAACTCCAATGTTTCCACTATTAACTGTTGTAATTGTCCAATTTGTAGCACCTGTTGTATTTATTCTTGTTGGACCAGCACTAAATCCAGAATATAAACCAAAAGCAGAATAGTCAGCCCCAGTTGCATTTGTGCCAGCAGCACGCATACGCAAAGTAATCACGCCATTTGATGTATTTTGTGTATGTCTCCAGACAACTCTGTAATTTCTATAGGTTGATGTAAAACTAGATGCTGGTAATGCTTGAGTTGCTACTGCAGTAAAATTAGTTGTATTCAGTAAAACCAAACCTGATTTCTTTGTGCCAAGGGCTGTGTTCATAGCTGTATCTATGTCTTGACCAAGCGTGGCAATAGCCGTAGCGCCGTCTTTAACTAAATCTGTACTTTGAGGTATGTCAAACCCATAATGGGTCGTAGTAGTTGCCATTGTTCTAGTTTATCCTTTTCTTAAATAACGTCAAGCCAACGAGTAGCATTGTCTAGGTTCTGCCATTGAATCAAAGCGTTGTAGTCTTCCCATTGTACGTCAAGTGTTGAATAGATTGAGTTAGATACAGACATTGTTAGTTCTAAGTTTCTGCGCCCAAGAGTCCAAGTCCAGCCCTCAACAAAACCCTCAAAATACCCCTCAGGTATTAACCCTATTGGGATATTGTCTAAATACAACAAAGTATCCATTGTGACACCTAACAAATCATCACGGACAGTATTGGTTATTCCGTCATTAGCTAGGTTCACAGATACGGCTTCAAGTGAGGTTCTAGGTGTGCCACGATAATTGACAAAGTTTACGGCTTGTTCTTGTGCGTCTAATTGTTGCGCTAAAATTGTTTGCCTGATTTCTTGTAGCAAACCATAGTTATTTATTGACGTGTCGTTTTGTGCTGCTTCTTCAAGTACTGGGTCATCATATCTTATGACTACGCTGTTTACAATGTCTGCTGTTTGTAGCCTTGTTTGTATGTCAGCGTTTACGAGGTTAGCGTTAAGTTCAATGAGGTTAGTTGCATAGTTTTCGCTTCTGCGTTCAGCGTCAGCGTAACCAATCTCAAAATCGGCTGTATCGTATAAATAGCCTAAACCCGATTGTTGTGTTTCGTCAGTAAGATTAAATGCTTGCTCAATTTCTGCTGAACGTGCAAGTACTTCGTAACGTCCAGCGTCAATTGTGTCTATGCCTTGCACACCATAAGTAGCCCAAGTTTCGGTAGTGAAATCGTCCCAAGTTTGTGTGTTACTTAAATCTTCCCAAGCCACAAACAAAGTTTCTTCAAGTATTCGTTGTATTCGTGCGCCGTCTAATTCTTCAGGATAACTAACTGCACCTGCAGTACGTTTAACAAGTAAACCAAGAGCACCTATTGCTTGTATTTGTAATGTGTTAGGTTTACCAGCTGCGCCAGCACCCTCAAACCTGTTATAAACACCTGAAACTTCACCTGTAAACAATTTGACATAAGCACCTGTTGAATCAGTAACCTCAATTAAAACAACGTCAAGTAGTTCAACTACTGGGCTTGCGCCGTCTTTGTTTAATAGTTCAATGTTGCAGTAACTTGGTTGTGTTGCTTCAAAGAAATCATTACGACCATACGTGATTGTTCCACCTGTAAGAATGTCGTCTGTTTGTACAACACCTGCAATAGTGACTCGGTAAGTTGGTGTATAAACTGTCATAGGTTTATCTAAAGCCGAAGTTGAAAGGTTTTATACCTGTTGTTTTAGTTGCTGTGTTTGTAACTTTTGTTATTGCTCTAGCTGTGGCTTGTGGGTCTACAGCTGTTTTGATGTTGTTGTTTACAATTATTGTAGGTGTTCTTGCTGCGCCAGCACTAGGTAGATTTGGAGTTGTTGGGGTAAAGTCTATTCTTCTTTGTGATTCTGTTTCAGCAAATCTTTGGCTAAAAT